GGCCGCTGGCGCTGTAGAACACTTCTCCGGCCAGCACCTCGTTCGCTTCCGCCGTTGTGTCGGATATATCCATGATCGTCGTGCCGTCAGCGGTTTCCACCCGGTTCACATACGGATTGCTTGCCATTCTCCGTCACCGCCTTACGCCGCTGGATCAACCGCGCCGATTGTAACGGTCTTTCCACCAGCGGCATTGTCGCTTTCCGTGATCGTAATCGCAGCCACGTTCACCTGGCTGATGTAATCATACCCGGTCGGCGGAAGCACGGTTGCGGCGGTCAGATACGGCGTTACATTGACGCTCGTGGCGGTTGCTCCCTGTCCGCTGTAAGTCCCCTCCACGCCGAGAATCGTCACGCCGCTCTTGATGTTCTCCGCAATAATTTTGGCCTGTTCCGTGCTGTCGATGCTGACGCTTCCCAGACCGCTGTGGTATCCTGCGGGCACGGTATATGTCCCGGCCTTGGTGCTGATCGTTCCGCTGACCGCACCGTTATTGGTCATCTCGCCGGTAACCTTGTTTTTGTTGACATATGCTGTCCGTCCGCTCAGAATTTCGCTGGCCAGCGCGTTAGCGTCCGTTGTGTCGCTGTCGTACGTACAGCTGCCCTGCACCCGTTCGCCGGTGGCAAGGTGAAAATACTTTCCTGTTTTGACATCGGTAGCGACGGCGGTATCCGTTGTCAGGTCAATCAGGATCGTACCGTCCGCCAGACCTACCTGGTTTACATGGGGGTTTGATGCCATTTCTCCTCATCCTTTCTTATCCGATGACAACGGTTTTTCCGCCGTAAATGTTGGTCGTGACAGTGACCGGAATCTCCTTCACCGTCACGTCATCCCGCATAATCTTCTCGTTTGTCCGCAGTTTCTGGTCCTCGTGCATCCTGGGCACAACCGTATACGGCCCTGTATATGAGTCGTGATATTCATGCCCGGTGTACGAGTCTTCCAGTTCCAGCAGGCCTTCATCCGTTTCCTGTAATACCAGATCCTCTTCCGCACCGATTTCGATGATCAAATCATCGTCCAGTTGCAGAATCAGGTCCGTGTCATCAGGCGCCGTGGAGATCAGTTCTTCGTCACCGAGGACAGCACGGTCCAGAATGACGTCCGTTCCGTTGTCGATCTCCAGCGTCAAATCGTCCATGCGTCCTCCTTTCCGTCACTCGTTGCCCTGATACGTGACTTCCTTGTCCAGTGTCAGTCTTCCCGGGAATGTCTTTTTGTATCCGTCGTTCCGCTTGAATTCAAAGTCGCAGTCGTAATCGCCGAACGCCAGGTTGTTCGTGTCTTCCGGCTGGATATACAGCGTATAATGCCCGTCCCCGTCGGACGTGATTCCGCCGGTGGTCATGCGCTTCTGAAACTGGTAGTCTGCGTCCCGCCAGTTCCGCTTGACGGTAAAATACACTTCATCAAACGTGTCCGTGATCACTTGCTGCGTGGCTTTGTCCTTCAGTACAAACCCGCGCTCATAGCTGTCACCCCTGCTGAACCGCAACAGCATTTTCGTCACCCCCCTTTTCTGCCATGATCCTGTCTACCCATGTGTCAAACGGTTCCGGGTTTTCCTCTTCCATGCCGGTAAAAAACACCCGCGCCGCGTTCATCACGTTCTCCATGTCCTGTGCGCTGTTCTTTCTCAGATCGGGAACGTACTGCCGTGCTTCCGCAGCGAACCGCTCCTCCTCTTCCGGCAGCCGGACAGCCTGCTGGTGGAACGCCCAGTAGGCGTCCGCGAACATTCGTCCCACCATCAGCCGGTGCGGGATTCCTCTCCGGATGAACTCTTCCACGACGTAGAAGTTCCGATCCAGGAATCCGGTCATGTTTTTCCGGACGTTCTCCGGTTTCATACTGACGCTGTCCTTTCGGACGCACCAGATATAAATCGGGAACTTCGTTTTGACCCGTCCGCGTCTGTCTGGCAGGGCCATTTCGTTGACGATGGCGCAGAAACCGCTGTCCTCGCTGTAATGGATACCTTCCGGAAACCGGATACCGTTCTCGATCAGCCATTCCCGCCGGAAGTATTTTCCGTGAACGAACACGATGTTTTCGCCGGTTTCCTTGACATACAGTTCCCCGTTTTTCTCGTACTCCGTCAGGAACGATACCCACATGTAGTCGATGTCCTTCTCCATGTGTTCCAGAATCATTCGCAGCGAGTATGCCCCGGAATACATATCATCGAAATCGCAGAACTCCACCCATTTGTCCTTGGCCATGTCCAGTCCGTAATTCCGGGCCGCGCTGACACCGCCGTGCGGAATGGTGTATTGTGTCACCCTGTACGGATACTGCCAGAAATAATGTTGCGGGAATTTTCGTCCGCCGTCATGTACCAGGATGACCTGAAACTGGCTGAAATCAATTCCGCGCTGGCATCCGAGCATGTCGAAGAATTTCTTCCCGGTTTCCCATGGCTCGTTCCAGTGGGTAACGATAATATCAAGCATGCTTCAGACCTCCGGTAATCATGCCGTCGTCCTCCCTGCGCAGGCAGAACAGATCTGTAAATCCTTCATATGCCGTAACATCGCCGAAGGAGTCAGCCGTGATCGTTTCCGTCCGGGACGCGTCGTTCATGACGTTGAATGTTTCCGTAAACGTTATGCCGGTCAGGTAGAACCACAGCGTGCTTCCGTTCAGAATCACATGGCTGTTCTCCAGTACGGTGCCGTCATTCAGCGTCAGCTTCTGCATCTTCCGCTTCCTCCTGCTTCTTTTTCTCGTGCTCCGCGTCGGCCCGTTCCATCGCCTCGATACAGGCGTTGATGTTTCCGATGGCCCGCAGGATCGGATCGCCGATCTGCTCCATTTGGGATACCGTCACCGGAATCATGCCGAGCTGTTCCACTGTAATCCTGAGTACTTCGATTGCCGTCATCTGGTTTGCCTGGTTCTCCATGGGTTTGTCCTCCTCTTCTCTTGCCTTGTCAGGCAGCTTTATTTTCTGGCGGGAATTTCGTACAGCGTCGTCTGGGCCTGCCAACTCTGGTAACCGTACATGCCGTATACCTTCCACGTTGAAAATCCTGAACCCGGGTTCACGAACAATTGCTGCGTCGTATATTTTTCGATGCCGTACACAGCGTCCGAGTGCGCCGTACAGGCATCCAGGCAAGCGTTCCAGCCTGCGTTGTACGCCGCCGCGCAGTTAACGGTGCTTGGTTTGGTCGTCCCGCCGAGTCCTACGGTAATGTTGTATGTCGTGCCCGTCAGGACTGCCCCCAGCGTACAGGATGTAATCGTCGGGATCGTTACTGTCACCGTTTTGCTGTTGCTGGCGGTTACCACGTTATTGCCGCCTGACCATCCGCCAGCGCTCAGCGTAACGGAGTTCGCTCCGTTGGAATACGCGCTGTGCGTGGCCCTGGCAACAGTGGTCGATCCCTGTTTGATGTAGCAGTACGTGTTGTCTGCCGACACCGTATAACTCACACTCTGCTGGTTCGGGTTCGTTGTGCTCGTCGCAGCCGGAGCCTTGACCGTCATAGACGCCGCCGTACCGCTTCCGGGCCATGCCACTTTGCCGTATGCTGCTCCCCATCCGTCGCTGTATCCACCGGTGTAGTAACTGTTGAAGTCCTTCGTGCTGGAGGAAAGTGTCGTTCCGCCGACGCTCAGGTCTGCCCGCCATGTCCGTCCGGTGGTGTTCGTCCATGTAGTGCTCGATACCGCCGGAATCGTAACGGCGATCCGTGCCCGGATGTTGCCGCCGCCGTCCGTGATGTCGATGTTCTTGCTCCCGCTGGACCATGCTCCGGCAGTCAGCGTAACAGACGCGCTCTTACTCAGCTGCGTCGGTCTTCCTGCGGTGCTGACGGTGACGGTGTTGGTCGTTCGGCTGGTATTGTTGGAGTATGTCCAGGACGGATCGTTCAGCGTCACGGCAGCCTGTCCGTTGGCGTATGCGCCGTTGGCGACTCTGGCGACCGTTGTCGTTCCCTGCTTGATATAAGCGTATGAGTTGTCCGCCGATACGGTATAGCTGACGCTCTGCTGGTTCGGATTCGTTGTGCTGGTGGCCGCCGGTGCTTTAACCGTCATGCTTGCGGATGTTCCGCTCCCGGGCCACGCCACCTTGGCATATGCCGCCGCCCAGCCGGTTTCGTACCTGTCTGCCGGAGCCGTCACTTTGACGCTGGATACGTTGGTCTTGCTGCTTGCCCCGGACGACGATTTCGCCTGGGCGTAAATCGTTACGCTTCCGCCGTATCCCAGATCCTGCTGTGTCGTCGTGTTCAGTCCGACCGTGTTGTAGCACCCGGTCCATCCGTTGCTGTATCCGACGTCGTACGCCTCTGTGCCGCCTGTTTTTGATGCCGTTGCCATGCTTGTATTTCCGGCTTTGGCTGTGGCGTTGGCGGTATACTTGTGCGTTGTGGCGTTATAGGATATGGACGCTGCGGCGCTGATGGCGTATTCAGTCGTCGTGGACTGTGTCGTATCGACCATGACCTTTTTGTTGGTCGTGTCCAGTTTGACGCCGACTGACGCCTTTCCGGCCTCGTACGCTTCCGTTCCGCTCGTGGTGGATTTGTTGTCTTTTTCCCCGCCGTCGCAATTTGCCTTGCCTGTGGCCGTATACTTATGCGTGCTGGAATCATATGTCAGCGTCACGCCCGCCGTCACGGTCAGCGTATAGCTGTTCGTGCTTCCGCTGCTCGTCTTGGCAAGTACGACCTTGTTGCTGTCGTTCCCGGTTCCCCATGTCTTGCTGATATGGGCCGAGTTGTATCCGGCGGTCCGCAGGCTGCTGAAGTCTTTGGTTACGCTTTCCCTCTCCACGCCGCCGATGGTCACGCTGGTCTTCCATGTGTCGCCGGTCGTATTAACCCATTCATCTGACGTCGGATCTTTGGCCGTCTTTGCCGGAATCGTCACAGGCAGACGCGCAACGGTTCCGCCGTTGCTGTCGATCAGGTCGATGTTCTTGTTCCCGCTGCTCCATTCACCTGGCGTCAGCGTAACGCCTACGCTCTTGCTGAGTTGCGTCGGTCGTCCGTTCGTTGTCACCGTAACCGTATTGGTACTGCTGCTCGTGTACGGTGCTGCGTGACTCCATGCCGGGTTGTTCAGCGTAACGGAAGCCTGACCTTCCGAATACCGGTCCGTCGGGCCTTCAACCGTGTATACCGTGCTGCTCTGCGTACCGCTGGAGTTCGTGTATGTATCGACAATGCTGAACCGTTCGCCGTAATCGATGTTCTTGATCGTCAGCTCCTGGCTCGTTGCCGCCCGGGTAGTCCGTACATGTTGCGTAATGCCATAGTCCCATCCGGCGTTGTACCGGGCCGTTGCGTCCACGGTCGCCGTGAATCCTGTGCTCTCGCTGTACTGATCCTGACTTCCGTACCTGGCGATCACCGGTACGCTGGCCGTGTTTCCGCTCCATGTCACGGCACTCTGCCCCAGACGGCGTACAAGGTCTGCCTGTGCCGCAGGTGTTGTGGATACGGTCAGCTGACCGGTATTGCTCCATGCGTGGCTGATCACAGGCGTTATGCTCGTGCTGGGGATGTTCACCGTTACGCTGCTGAAACCGTACTTGCCGGTATCCGGATAGTAAGTGCCGTTCTGCGTGATCTCCGGATAGTCGTCCTGCAATCCGCCGGATACGCTTACAAATACTCTCAGACCTGTGGATGTTCCGCTTCCGGGTTCATTTGGGTCAATCTTGGCATTGACGGGTACCCACCACGTCGTGTTCCCGGCGGTGTACGCCGAGCCGTCATAATTTTGCTTTGTGCCGGTATCAAGCAAATATTGATGATATTTTATATCTTGCGGACTGGCAGTAACTGTAAGATGTGCGCCGCTCCAACTGCCGTCCAGTGTTGTTGAAGCAGCTTTATTAAAAGTTCCAACATCCACCCATCCGGCATCATCAAAATCCTGCTTTTGCAGGGTGTACGAATTGTTTCCGTTATCAACAATCTGTAGCAATCGCACGGCGGACGCCATGTTGACTGCGTGCCCTGACGCGCCGATATAATAATTCGGTGCCATTATATATCCGTTGCTTGTACTGATGTTTCCGGACGACGAAATTGCCTGAACATTCAGCATGCTCAGTGTTGCAATCCGCGCCTGAACCACGTCAGCCGTCACGTCGCTCAGGCTGCACTTGCCGTTGATGACCGTCGTGCTTTTCTGGTTGCCGATATAAACCTTGTCCGCGTCGATGATCGCTTCGCTCTGGCCGCTGCTGGCGTTGATCGCCACGGCGATACTGGCGGCGGTTACGTTGCCGTTCTCGTCCGTCACCCCGCTGATCTTGACCGCCCAGCTGCTGGCCGTCTGTTCCATCTCGCTCCGGACGCTGTTGATGTCGTCCGAGAATTCCGTTTGCAGATGGCTTGCGGTGACCTCCAGTTCCCCGCGCAGACTGTTGTATCCGTCTTCGAATTCCGCCTGTAAATGGCTGGCAGTCAGTTCCAGTTCCCCGCGCAGACTGTTGAATCCGTCGTCAAACTCCGCCTGTAAATGACTGGCTGTGACTTCCAGTTCCCCGCGCAGACTGTTGAATCCGTCTTCGAACTCCACTTGCAAGTGGCTGTACGAAATCTCCATCTCGCCGCGCAGGCTCTCGACGTCGTTCGTAAACTCCGCCCGAAGTTCGCTTGCCGTCAGCTCAAAATCACTCCGAAGGCTTTCCACGTTGTTGGCGATCTCGACTTCCAGATGGCTGTACGTCATCTCCAGTTCGCTTTCGAACGCGCTGCGGACGCTGGTCACCACCGCATCGAACTCGATCTCCAGATGGCTGGCAGTCATCTCCAGTTCACTTTCGAACCATGTGATCGTGCTCGTCAGGTAGCGGTCGAAATGCAGGTTGATTTTGCTTTCCGTATAATCCAGTTCGGAGTGCAGGACGCCATCCTCGCTGTACAGGTCATAATGGATGGCCCGTTGGTTCGCCATGGCTCCGCCGCCGCCGCTGCCGTACTTCTTCTGGCTCGTCCTGGCGACAGGCTCCCGTTCCTTGCTGCCGGTGGAGTTCATCATCACCTTCGGCGTACCGCGCCATGTCACGCGGGTGTTGTTGACAGGACTGGAGTAGGATGTGTTCTCCCGGCTGACAGTGACAATATCACCGGCCTCGACGCTCCAGTCGGCGAACGTGTCCGCAGTCATAGGATGATATCCGTTGACGCTGTTCAACCGCTCATAAATCGGTTGCAGTGATGCGTTCTGTGTCGGCAACTCAGTTCACCCCCTTCAGCAGCGGATTATCCTGAATCAGGTATGCGTTGTCGCCCGTCCCGACGATCAGGTCCGAGCCGTCCGACGTCGTCCGGTTGTACAGCGCGTCAATCTGTTTTGTTTCGTACCAGTACGGCCCGAAGTCGCTGTAGTCACCCTCGTTCAGCGATAGGTTCGTGCTCCGGATCCAGTCGAACACCAGGATTCCGTCCCGGTTGAACCGCAGGATCGACGCCGCCGCTTCCGCAATCCACTGCATCACCTGCCGCATGGTTGTGTTCATAAACTCGTCCGGCTCTTTTGTAATCGTCGCCGTGCTGTTGATGAACGTGCTCGTGGCGTACTGCACGTCCACATACTCGCACATCTTGACAAACAGTTCGCCGATGGTAATCGGGTATGTCACGCCCAGGTCTTCCGCCGTCGGCATGTCCTTGTCAAACTTTATCATGTAGTCGTTGCAGCTGAAGTCAATCTGAATCACATCCGGCACGTTCGGCCTGTCCGCCGTAAAATAGCCGAACGGACAGAACTCGTACGTCTCGTGCTTTCTGTTCTTCCAGATATCCAGAATCCGTGTACTCTTGTTGTAATTGTACCCGCCCCCGGCCCACTTCATGGCTTTGTCCTGCATGAACGCATTGACCGTCTCTCCGCTGGTAATGTCAGCGCCGTCCGAGTCACGGTATACCTTGAACTGCGTACCGTCCGCGCTGAACGCCCACACCTTCCCGTCGTATCCAAGAATGCTCTTGACCGGGAACGACGCCGGACTGCTGACGCCGACACCGCCCCTGCGCAGGTACGGCGTGGTATTATGTCCTGTGTATGTAGCAACGCTGGTTGTACACCGGCAGTTGGCGTTGGTGGTATATGTTTCCGTGCTGATCAGTACGCCGACCGTGGCAAGAAAATCGCCGAACTCGTAATTGTTCAGGAGACGCGCGTCGTTGAACAGCGAGAACCGCAGTTCATTGCTTGGTGCCATGCCGATGGAAACGTCCTCGTTCGTATTGAAGTAGTCCCCGAACTCGATTCCGTTGTCCACGTTGATATCCGGGTTTGTAAATACCGCGTCAGGGAAGATCAGCATCGCCATCTGCGGTTTTCCCTGGGCCACCGCCTGATGGAATGCGTTGGACACGTTATACACGCTGTCTCCCCCTTTCTTGTATTCCTGAACGTGTTTATCCTACCACATATGGTATTATTTGTCATCATAAAAATCAGTACTCAATAAACTTCAGTTTCAAACTGAATACGGCTTTTTCACTCTTTCCGGGAATAAAATAGCTGGCGTCGCCCGTCCGGTCGCCGACGTAATACTGACCGGTGTACATGCTGTCGAACGTCCTCGGGTCCGGTGCCGTCAGCGTGAACTCCGGCGTGTTGACCGCCGTAACAATCTGCTGGAGCATTTCCCATTCGATGGCGTTCCAGCTGAATTCGTAGTTGATCTTTGTCGTCACGTATGCCCGGTGCAGAAGTCCGGTCGCGTCACGTCCGCCGCTGGTGTCCAGGTCGCCTACCTGATATGTCCATTTGGACGGGTCGGGGATGGGTGTATCCCCGACCATGATGCCCATGTTGAAATTATATGGAAACTTCATCTCTTATCACACTCCCGTCACCTTGTCATACTTCCAGCTGCTCCGCTTGATGTGTTCACCCCACTCCGAAGTCGGCGTGACGTTGACCACAAAGTTCTTGCCGTAGATCTTCTGAAGCTGCGCCACAATCTCCCGCAGCAGACCGCTCTGTTCCGCCCGCTGCTGGTTCTCGTAGGCGCTCTGTGTCTGATATTCGTCGCTGTTGACCGGCCCTGCCACAATGGTTTCCTGCTGTGCAGGCTGGTAGGCGTCCGCCGTCCGGAAGTAATGTCCGGTCGGTGCGCCGATCCCCAGGAACGACCAGATCGCTTCGGGTGTGAACACGCCGAGCTGCGCCAGCTGTGCGGCGGTTTCCACTTCGTTCTGCCCATGCTTCGTCCAGTTCACGCCGGAAGTTACGCCCATACTGCCGCTGATCCGGCCTTCGGAAATCAATTTCTTTTGCAGACCAATTACGCCGGTGTCTAGTGCTCCCTGAATAATATTATAGAAAGTTTCTATGTTGGACAGATCTGGTGTGAAGTGCTGGAATATGTCTGCCCATGGAATTTCAACGCCATTGAAGTTGTACGAACCCTGTGCACCGATAATCTCGTTGTATTTCTGAAGCAGGTCGTAGAAGAAACGAACATTTGTATCGTCCGGAGTGAAATTATTGAACACATCCGACCAGTTCATCAACTGTCCGTTATACTTTATCTGGCCCTGTGCCCCTTCCACAGCGTTTTTCATCTCCTCCATTGTCGGGCCAGCTTCATTTCCTTCGACAACAACCTGTTCAATCTGAACATATCCGTTTGTCAGCAAATAATTGTACAGATTTTTGATCTCCTGGTCTGTCGGATATAAACTGCGCAACTCTGAGACCGTCATCTCACCATATCTTGCAACCTCTTCTGCCATTTCATCAATTGATTTACTTGCAACATATTCTGGAATGTCAATATCTGCAAGTGCCTGGAATGGACGCTCTTCCTCATAAGGATTCTGTGCAGACCGGCGTCTGTAATACGACTCAACAATTGCTTTATATACAGGATCGTCCTCCATATTTTCTCCTGGCCTGTAAGTGGTGCGATGCGTGAAATAATCTTTCATGGCCGCATACAAGAAGTCTTCCGTAAACATCTCTGTAATATCAATTAATCCGGAATTAATTGCTTCCTTATATACATTGTAATCTTCTTCTGTAAGTGCCTTTTTGAGGAACACATCGAGAACCTTGTCTACGGATGCGTCATTTCCTTGTTCAACATACGCCCATGCTGTCGCGACATCCTGCTGTGTCGTGCTGAAATATGTCTGATTGTATTGGCTGAGTATTCCTTTTTCAAGCAGTGCACTCCGTATTTTCCTCGCTCCGTTTCCGGATGCCGCGTAATCCACGGCAATTTTGACTTGCTCCGCAATCGTATCAAACAGATTGTCATACAAATCTTTGAATTCCTGTGCTTTGTTGTGATAGAACAGATACTCTTCGTTGGTTTCGTCTCCGCCTGCTTCTTTCAGCGCTTTCTGTGCGGCAATTTCATAGTAATTGTACAGGCTTGAATATGTACCCATGGCGTTTTCGTACAATTGTGTAAATCCTTTGGTCAATTCTTCCCTGTACAGGCCGTATGTATGAAGAATATCATATGCGGACTTGCTGCTGAGATCACCGAGATTGGTAGCCAGATGAGCCTGCGCGGAAGATGTAATTTCGCTCTGGGTCAGTGCATTGCTCAGGGAAATCATTGTTGATGTAATCTCTGCAACGGCGTTCCGCTCGTATGATTTCAACCCTTCTTTCAGGTTGTCGTTCATGGATTTTGTAAGATGTCCGCTCAGTTCAGCGCCAAGGTCGTCCATGATCCTTGTTGCCCCTTCCAGTCCCTCAATGCCTTTTGCCAAAACTTCCTGCGTCTGATCGGTTCCGTCTGTCCCTTTGAATGGAATGAAACTGAACGTGGTTTCAAGTTCTATTGTTTTTTGTTCCGCATATTCTTTTACTTTTGAAATCAGTCCCCCGTTTTCATCATCGCCGAATATTCCGGTTTTAATTGCTTCCAGCGATTTTGTTGTATCAACACCGATTTTCAATGACTGTACAAAAGGAAGCAGATTGCTGACCTGTGTCCGAATGCTTTCTCTGGCGGCAAGTGATGCCGTTACGGTTGCGGAAATCAATTGAAGCGTTCCCTGAACATCTACATTAAACATTCCATTATCAGGATCATTGACATAGGCCTGAATTTCTGCGGCAGTTAAATTATAACTTCCCCATTCAATATCCTTCTTTGATGCGTTAATCTCCGCATGAATTCCAAGTGCAACAGCCACACCAGCTACTGCAATTGCGCCTGCGGCAACGCTGACCGTAGTTGATGCTCCAAGTCCGGCAAATGATAATGCTGTTCCGATACCAGCTTCAACCGCACCGAGAGCACCAAGCATCCATCCTCTGGCACTCAGTTCTGTTACACTGCTTCCTACCAGTCCGGATGCGTTGCTGACATTTACGATACCTGCAATCGTCAATGTGAATCCGGCACCGACTTTTGCAAATAATGAGCCTCCAAGTTTAGCTGCAATAGACGCAGCAACCGTTGCGCCGACGGCACCTGTAAGTGCATCAGCGATCAGCCATCCGGCCTCCCCTGTTTTGCCATACTCTTTTCCCGTAATATCAGTTACCGTTGCGGTAATAGCAATTGTTGCGCCAAGTCCGATAAATTGTCCGAGCACCCCGGCGGCGCTCTCTGCGAATACTGTACTCAGTTTCCATCCGAGAATCGCAGCGCCTGCCTCGACAGCAAGTGTTTTAATACCGCCCATGTTGTCTTGCAGGAAACCGACAACGTCCCTGACTTTTTTATCAAACACGCTGACTTCTTCGAACATGCCGAGATAGTCCTGCATGGCGTCGGTTCCACCGCCACCTCCGCCGCCGCCTTCGCTTTGAATAATATTCAGCTCATCCCAGTCCGCCAGCAGATCCTTAATTGCTCCGCCCGCTCCCTTGGCTGCCTTGGTTGTGTCGTCAAATGCCTTGACTGTCTGTTTGTTGGCCCGCGTCCAGGTCGTCTGTCCGCGAAGCAGTGACAAGAACTGATTGACCACATTGATCGCATCAATAAACCAGTTGATTACAGTCTGCAAAATCGGAATAATTGCCTGAATTGCGGGAGCCAGTGCTGCGCCGAAACTGTTCTTCATTTGTGCCAGAGAAGATGCGGCTTCATCCATTGCCGGAGCAAAACTGCTCCCGATAGCCTGACTGTACCGGTATACGTTTTCAACGCCTTCCTTGATTCCGCTCGTAAACTGCCGGATAATCGCCCGCATGGCCATCCGCTTTGCCAGGTTCTTGAATTGCGTAATAAGTTTGCCAACCCCGGAATTATGGAACGCGCTCTTTAAACCGTTCCACGCGCTGGATAATCCGGCGCTGATCTTTCCGACTGCTGACTGTTCATGTTGCAGTTCTTTAAGTTGCTCAAGCAGTTTTTCCTGTTCAGATTCAAGCATTCTGATCGCATTGGCCCGTTCAATAAATCCTTCAGAGCTGACATTGCCGGACTGAACGTCCAAAGCGAGAGCGTCTCTGAGCGCTTGTTCCTGATCAGCAAGCTCATTAATTCTCTGTTCCATTTCAAGAGCCTGGGCCGCAACAGTCATCTTTGCTTCGTCCATATGTTCAAGGAACGCATCAAGATTTTCCCGTGCTGCTTCCAATTGCTCTGTTGGGGACAATGGTTGTTCTATTGTGTAAACTTCTGTTGCACCCTGTGGTTGACTGATATAATCGCTTAATCTGTCGGATGCAAGCTGTGCAGACCCGCTTTCAAATGCCCGCTGCGTTGCTTCAGAACTTTCACGCAACGCCGCATTCAATCCGTCAAGCGCTGCCCTTTGTTCTTCTGTAACCTCTGTTACTTTTTCACCGGCAGAAGTGAACGCAGCAAACTGCCCGGTCGCCTGATCAAATGCAACTTTCAAATCATTTGCGGCGGCAGCAGCTTCCGTCGTCGCAGGAATTGATTCGCTGATAGCCTTTCCCGCGTCAGCCCCTGCGCCATTTGTTTCACTGAGTTTGGAGTCCATGGCTTCTTTAGCTTCGCCCAGTGCTTCCAATGCTCCGGTTGCTTCGGTCGCTTTTGCTGACAAATCCGGAATGTCTTCAATAACGCCAATTTTGTCATCCCCGCTTGCGACTCTGTCAATCGCATCTGCGGTTTTTTCAACGGCTGCGGACGCCTCTGTAGCAGCAGCCGCAGTCTCGATCATTTCTTCTTTAACAGGTTGAGTGCCTGATGCGGAACCATCTGAAGTTTTTTCAAATATTCTGGAAATTGCGCCCTTGTCATAAATAGCTTCTCTTACTGCCGAAAGTTGTTCCAAAAGACCATTATATCTTTCTCTTTCAGTTTCGAATGTTTGCCGCAATCCTGGAATCTGTGATTTATACGTCTTTGGATTTGATAACGCATGTGCAAGCTTATCTCTTGCGGGATAGTAGGTTTTGCTTGCAACATCTAAAGCCTGTTCCAATTCTTTATATAATGCCACTAATTCTTCAACGGATTTACTGTCAAGGTCTACTATGTTTTTATTCTGTTCCAGAGCGCTTGTCGCTTCGACAACACTGTTCTTCATTTCAGTACCGCCCGTTGCGGTGGCCATTGCACCCTGTACGGCACCTTTCGCTCCTGTTTCAGCACTTCCGTTCAGTACGGCAGACGCCCGTTCCAGACCTTTCACGTCCGGAACGGCAAAACCTTCGCTGGCCTTCTTGATCGCTTCCATACCCTGAGCAATGCCCTTTAATGCATTCTCGGTATTCCAGTTTTCCTGAAGCGACTGTGCCAGGTTGGTGAGTTTTGTAAAGGATGGAAGTGCAAAACCATCGCATGCACCCTTGAATTTATTAATGGCAGTTGCCAGATATGTCAACGTATGATACGAATTGGCTCCGCTTTTAATTGCACCGTTTAATTCCTTGATTCCTGCCGCAAAATCCATTAATACAGAACCGGCTCCGCTTCCGCCAATATCTTTCAACGCGGCTGCAAGTTCACGAAGCTGTCCGATGCTTCCGGCATTAACTCCGGCAAGAGCACTGTTAACTTCGTTGATATCCTTAACCGTACTGCTGATGTCTTCCTTCGCATGACCGCCGAACTGTTGCAAATTCAGTTTCATCATGCTGCTTCTTCCGCTGGTGGTCGAAGCAACACCGCCGCCCATCATGGCGGATCTCCAGTCTCCAGCCGCACCGCCTGACGCTTGCAGACTGCCCATTGCTTTTGCCGCTTCGGAATATTCCTTCATGGCTTTGGCAACACTCGTAAGCGTTTGCGCAACACCGGTGTTTTTCATTGTGGCAACAGTGCCTGAAAGATTGCTCATTGCGCTGATCATATTTCCGACAGCGAAATTCCCGCTCAGTGCTTCTCTCAGATTTTTAAGCTGTGTACCGGCCTGACCAAGTTTTAACCCATCCGGGCCAATGGCGTTTTTAAGATCAACAATCGGCTGAACATTCAGTTTGAAATCACCGAGTTTCTGAAAGTTTTTCAGCGCATTAAACAAACTCGTCAATTGACTGATCGTAGCACTGCTTCCCTGCACTTTTGCTACAAGATTCTGCAATGACGTTGCCACACCGGACAGTTTGATTCCGCCGCTGATTGCACTTTTGACAGACGCAAGCGCGGTAGCGAGTTTTTCCAAGCCTCCTGCCGCCTGTTCTGAATTATCCCGAATTGTTAAATTCAGTACGCCAACTTCAGCCATGGTAAAAATCCTCCTCGCTACCGCGCCCCGTTTGATAAAATATTCTTACTGCCCAGCACCTTCCGGCAATGCTTTCCGCTCCGTCTGCTTCTGTTCAAACCGTTTGTTGAACTGCATCACGGCTGCGTGCATCAGCGCCATTGCCATCTTGGCCTGGTCTTCTTCCCGTTTCTTTCGATCCTCTTCCCGCTTCTGAATCGCCAGTTTTTCCAGGAACGGTTTATCCGGATACTCCGGCAAACTTGTTCCGCTCTTGACATTCAGTCCGCCCACCAGCAACGGTACGCATTGCAGTACGTGAATCATGTACTGCCCCATGTACCAGTTGTTCCGGTCGGCTGTCCGCGCCTCGTTCTCGACGCGCAGCATATAGGCTTTCCGGTAGAACTTCTTGAGTTCGCTTTCGCCGTCCCAGTACTGTTCCGCCGTCATGCCCATGCACAGATAGTGCGGGCAGAGTTCATCGAATATATCGCCATACGAACGGGTCGCCGTCTGTCCGTCTGATTCTCTTGTCAGACGGTTTCCCACGTAGGGTCTTCGTTCTCGTCACCCTTGTTGGGTTCATCCATCAGGTCTTCCAGCGGTTTCATGTACAGTTTGATCAGGACACCCAGCAGTTCATCCTTCTTGTTCTGGCGTCCCCAGATATCCATGATCCGCTCCCGGGTCATCCCCTTGTGATGCATCTGGAAAGCGCCTACAAACAGGCTTTCCACCATCGTATTGGGGTAATCCGTGTCAATCTTGAATCCGTTCCGCTCCATGTTCTTAACCACACGGGCGTTGAATTCCAGGGTATACTTGCTTCCCTCGTCACTGATAATGAGTTTGGTGTATTCCTTTTCAGTCGCAGCCATCGGCTTGCCTTCCTTTCTCGCCGAATCAATCGGCACAACGTTTTTCTTGCGCGGCATAACAGCCTCCTGAAATGCTTGTCCGGCTCAGGGGATGAAGAGAATTCCCCATCCCCTGAGCGAATAGATCATTACGATCCGGAACTGTACACGATAACCGTGCTGGGCGTGCACTTGATGGTCATCTTGACCGCTTCGTTCACGCCGCCGCCGGAAATACCCGCAGAGATATCGCCGGTCCAGTCGAACTTGCCCATATGGCCATCCGGAACTTCGGAACCTTCGGAACCGGAAGCACCGAACCATACGGCGTACTCATACTGGTGATCCTCCAGAGAATGCACCGACGTGTAGTTCTCGGGGGTGTAGTTCGCATCGAAGCTCATCTCTGCCGTGTCACCGATACCATTGATGTAGGTACGCATATAGTCAGACAGGCTCGTGATGTCGATACGATCCTTCGGCGGAATCAGGTCCGGGAAGGAAGTAATATCAATCAGCTTCGCAAAATCGCCGGTCGTGGTCGTCCGGTACATCAGATAAGTCTGATACGTGGAAATACCCTTTACGCTTGGCATAATCGTTACTCCTTTCGTTTGGTTTTTCAAAAAACGCATGAAAGCGTTGGATAAAATCCATACTCGCAATCATGCGTCTTCTTGTGTATTCAGTTGCGCTTTCTGTTACCGGCTTGTCCGGTACAGATTGCCGTCCGCGTCGATCTCGGCTTCGTACCTTGCCACAATCCGCACAACATTCACATTGTCCGGATATGTGACGTACTGCATGCTTATCCGGTCGAAGTTCATCCGGATCATCCGCGTATCGCCTGCGCTGAAAACCTTCCGGCATTCAGCCTTTGTGGCCGCGTACACTTCAAACTGGTATGTAATCCGTGCGCGGTACTCATTCGGCGTGGATCCCTGGGCGGCGCGGACCGTTGCGTTGTTCATCTCCCAGAGTCCGGCAGTCGGCAGTTTCGTCGTATCCTTGACCTGCGTGCTGAGGAATGCGTTCTTCGCGCACAGCGGAGCAACCACCGGATGCACGTTGTTGAAGATTTTCACTTCCTTGTCAATCATCCGTGCTCACTCCTTACATCTGCGTCCACAGCCTGCTGGCCATTTCAGGTGCCGCTTCCTTCAGCCATTCGAATGCATTGAACATGAACGGTCTTGCGGGATACCCTTTCGTCCAGTAAAAATGTCCGTCCCGGTCGTTTCGGTATACCCAGCCTTCATTGCCATGGTTGTTAATGTCGTACTGCCATCCGTCCGCAGTCGTGGTAGGATAGGTTCCGGCCCCGACAACGCCAGTACCGTACTCAACAAACAATGCATGAAAGACGTTTGTGAAAATGACACCTTCGTGCAGGTCCGCATCGTAGTACCCCTGGATACTGTTCTCCAGTTCGGCTGTGTATACAGCGTCCAGTGAAGCAATCTGTATTTTGACGGCTTCCTGTCCGGCTTGCGTCAGCGCCTCTGCCAGTTCAGACAGCGACGTCTGGAGCTGCTCGATAAAGTCTTTCACCTCATCGATTGCGAACTGGATACCACCCGGTGTAAGTTCCACGTCGATATTCCGCAGGATCTTTGCCATCAGTCGTCACCGTCCGGGTACGGCTCTCCGTGATTGACCGTCTGCTTCCGCAGCGCAACGTTCATGATATTGAAACTCGGTTTCACCGCCTGAATGTCGTACAGTTCGCCTTTCCAGCGGATCAGTCCCAGTTCTGACAGGACAACGTCTTTCGGTATGTCCATGATCAGTACGTGCGTATACCGGACGTCCTGTCCGTAAAACGCCTGGTTCACGACGCCGCTTGGAACGGAGATGTTCCCCCGCATCGGAATTGCTTCCGCGTATACCGGGTGAAACTCTCCGGTGTGGTCCCCGTCCTCGTTCAGGTCGGATGAAACACCGTCCGGCGGGATATACTCAAAACTCGTCTTGTTCCGCTCCAGACATCTCATGCCGTTTCACCTCACCGAATCGCCTGACAGAACGGCGTGATCTCCTGCAACATGCCATCCGGAACATCCGCCGCACCGTAGTTGCGGTGGGTGCCGTTTTCGATGTGCTGGATCTGCCCTTCCGCGCCGCGCTTGTTCAGGAAGTAACTGGCGACCTTCAGCTGGATCATGACGTACCGGTCCGGAACCTCCAGACCGTCATAGTCTGTTTTGTACGGATACATGCGGTTAAGTATTTTCTGACCGGCCAGTTCCAGGTATACGGACAGGATGTCCGAGTCCGTTTCCTGATCCTCCATCATGGTCCGGAGCATCGCGATCTTCTTTTCTTCGGTCATCCTGTTCTCACTCCTTTCACTTGGCGGTCTTTCGCCGGGTTGCCGTCTTCTTCGGCGCGGATTCCGCAGGCTTTTCAGCCTCCGGTTCCGGTTCGGGTTCCGCTACGGCTTCCATCTCCACCTGCTCCGGTGCCGGATCGCTGTAGTATTCGCCGGTGCGGTACCACTTGCCGTTGACGTTGATATTGTGGGTCGCAATCATCGGAAGAATGCTCCTTTCATGCGAAATCTTCCCCGGACGTCTGCCGTCCGCCGACGCCCGGGAGAATCATGCGTGACCTCAGCAGACCTTCAGTACGGCGACCTCGTCCATCCGCTCGTAGCTGGGCAGGACGATCTCGGAAGCGAAGGTGTTGACGTTCACCGGATTGATGGTCGTTTCCTGCGTGATCGCGATGCCTTCGTTCACGATCTGCACGGGAGCAACGCCCTTGCCCATCAGGTCGGCCTCTTCCGGCGTAGTGCCGTAGCAGGTCTCGCCCAGGGTACCGGCGGGGATCAGGGCCACATAACCGTCCGGAACGAACTTCGCGGCGACCTTGGACTCATTGCGGAACTGCTTGTCGTACAGCACGATGCCGTCGAGATCCACGGTATCCTTCAGGATGGCGATGATCTCGCTGTCCGTCAGATAGCCGAACGCCGCGCCGCTCTTGCTCAGATAGCGGTCCTTGATGGTCTTGTTGGTCCGCAGGAGTTTGAAGGTGGCCTTGTTCATGATCATGATCCGCAGGTCGCTGCCGGTGTTCGCGGCGATGGCGTCCTTCGCGGTCTGAATATCATTGAACGGATCAGCGGTGGTGGGAGCATCCCACTTCGCGGTGCCTTCCAGTTCGAAATAGTTCCTGGACTTCCACTGGCGTACGCCGTTGACCTGCGGGTCATAGTCGTATGTGTAGTCCACGCCGTTGGCCTGGATCGTAATGCCGACGTTGCCGTTCACCGGGAACAGCAGCTGCATCCTCTCCCGCTCACCGACGACCATCGCGCCTTCGATCAGCTCGTTGGCATCGTCGAACACGCGGTTGATCGCGGCGTTCACATAGGGATCATTGGCGCTCTGGGCACGCAGGATATCCTGACGATCCCGTTCCTTGATTTTGAACCCCTCACGGAAGAAGGGCATTTCGGTTTCCACCTTGGAAACGCCGATCCGGTCACGGAACGTGGCCTTGGCGTCAAAAGCGCTGGGCATCAGGGATACCGGGATGCCTTTGCTTCCCTTAATCCACTTCAGGTCGAGGCCCGCCTGTTTCCGGGCCGGGAACAGACCTTCACCCAGATAGGGAATCCGGTTGCTGGCAGCTTCGGTCCAGTTGGCACCGATTGCCGCAGGGCTGAACAGTCCATCAAACAGCATAGTTATTATCTCCTTTCATGTTTCTTTGTGTTGCCGTAATTACGATTCGTAATTTCTGACGGCAAATAAAATCAGGTGTCCACGGGATACTGGATATATCGGAACATATGCCCGCATCCCACTCGCACATCCGCATGAATCCTGATACCGCTGGCCCTGCACAGGGAGCAGAAGTAAAGGTCTTCACTCAGCATCCCCCGGTTGGCGTCGCCGTAATTCACCCAGTCGTACCACGGATAGCTGAGTTTCCGGAACACGTCTGTCTTGATCAGTGCGCATCCCATACCGCCGCCGTGAATCTCGATCTTGGTTTCAGCGGCCTCCGCCATTTTGTGCAGTTCCGTTGCCGTATACTGCGATTCCGCCGGATAGTGGTAATACTCCTTGCCATTTGCGTCCTTCAGGCGGCATACGCACATCCGCCCCGTGTAGTTGTTCTTCGGGTCGCGGTGGGCATAATACCCAAGGTTTACGTCCCGTGCGTCCTCCAGAAGCAATTTCAGCGCGTCTTTCGGCAGCACCACGTCGTTATCCACCGTCAGCAGCCAGTCTGTTTCCAGATCAATGGCCTTCTGGGCAATCCGGTTTCTCGCCGTCGCAACATCATAACCGCGTACGCTTTCGAACAGCACTTCATGCCCGTCCTTGTCCAGATCCCACAAACTTTTGTAGGTATCCGGATAAATGGTTTCAAACGTCGGTACGGCAATGAGTATTCTCATTGATCATCCTCCGATCAGGTTTCGCCGGTCTCGCCGGTCTCGCCCTGAGCGCCGATATTGGTCCGGAATACAATTCCGGGCAGGGCGCTGTACAGAGCACTGACATAGGTCACTTCGCTGTGTGCCTGGGCCTTCGCCGCATCGATGATGCCCTGCACCACCGCAGCACCGTTCGGATTGGCAGCGGTGTCCACGTCATACAGCAGGATGCCGATGGCACCGGAACCCGTGGTGCTTTCACCGTCCGCGTTCAGCGGAGTACCGGCCTTGACAACGGTGCCGCTTCCGGGAGTCGCGACCTTCACAGGGATCGCCTGATAGTCGTTGCTGGCCAGAATTTCAATCGTTCCGGCATAGCTTGTCTCGGTAAATTTCATACCTTTGTCTCTCCTTTCGTGTGAATGATTTATTCCTATCGGTCAGACTGACCGATTTCAGTCTCACCGTAAATAGGCCTGCATGGCTTTCTGAGACTGTTCATTCTGGGCGTTCCGGGCCTTCCCGAACTCCTGCGCCCTCCGGATCGCCTGTGCTTCCGGACTGTTGCTGTCCGCACCGCTTCCGGGGCCTGTGATCTTGCCGTACTCCTTTTTCAGCGCCGCTTCCCTCGCCTGCCACGCCTTCTGAATCTCCAGCAGGGCATTGTCGATGTCCGCCGCTCCGAACAGGTGGTCCGCCAGGTTTCCGGCGGATTCTTCGTCCAGTCCGAGTTTGCCCATGACCGTCTTTACGGTCTTGCCCTTGGCAACCTCTCTCCGCAGCTCGTCCAGTTCCTTGGCCGCTTTTTCTTCGGCTTCCTTTTTCTCCTGGGCGTCAATCTGCTCCTGAGTCATCTTGCTCCGCAGTTCCTTCCGCAGGGACCCGGCTTCACTTGTCGCCTTGTCCAGCGCCGCTTTCTGCTTCGCCATTTCGGCGTTTAAGCGGGCAATCTCGGCACTCAGCGCCTCGGCTGAATTCTCACCGCCCTTCCCGTCATTACCGCCCTGCTCGGCCCCGTTTTCGCCGTCTGATGCGGATCCTCCGGCCTCGTCGCCGCCGCCTCCCGTAGCACCGTCTCCGGCAGCACCGGCTCCATTCCCGCCGTCCCCGCCGTCAGGTGCGAACATCGCGTGAAACTTCGGACTCATCCAGTAGCCATTTCGATTCCTGAACATACCTCATACTCCTTTGCGCTTTTGTGTCGGGCATCTCCGCCCCTGTGTTGTGCGATTTCCGTCTTCTCTGACGTTCTGCGTTTTAACGTCTTCTCTGACGTATATTTCAAACAGCTTTCGCTGTCTAAAACCTACTCTTCGCTCTTCAGTACGGGTCTGAGCCTGCACCGGCATCCCCAGTGCTTTGCCGGAATCTCGTCAATCCGGTAAATCTCGCCGTCCCTCGGCCTGCACTCATTGCAAACCTTCTCGTCTCTCATCGTGATCCACTCGACATACTCCACGCCCGCGTCCTGCATCGCCTGAATCATGGCATAATCCGTCATGTTGATGGCGTACTGTCCCAGTTGCTGGCTCCAGTACCGCAGTGCCTTGTCGATCTCGTAACTGCGGTCCGTGGCGACTTCCAGTGTTTCCGCCAGCCGGTACGCTTTCCGCTCCGTTTCCGTATCGAACCGGTACAGCGTTACAAAGTCCGTCTGGCTCAGGACGTCCGCCACCCATGCTTCCGTAATGGCCTTCTCCGCCATTCCGTGGGCCTTTCCGTACGGGATGTCGCATAATGCGCACATCAGCAGGTACGCTTCGAATGCCACCTCGTAGTACCGTTTTTTCGCTTCCTTTGCGCTCGTCCGGTACACCGCCGTTACGGCCTGAATGATGTTCAGCTCGTCCCACTTTGCCATCTTCAGCCGTCCGAACGCTTCCAGGCTGCTCCGGTTCATGCTCTGGATGGCCTTATCGCAGGCTCCGTAGTAATCTACCTTCCTGACATCCATTAAATCCTCCCGTATCGCGGCGTGCTCCGCCGTCCACGGTTCGCACATGCGATGGTGTCATACACCTGGTTCGATTCCTTCTTCAGGAACTTTTTCCCGCACACCGGGCAGATACCGTACTGACCCTGCTGCTGTCTCGGCTTCTCCCGCTCGTTGGCGTCCGCTTCCGCCTGAATCGCGTCCGGACTCGTCGGATTGACCGTGTCGTTCTCCTTCAGCGGTATCTCTTCGGTCGCCTGCTGTGCTTCCGCCAGTGCTTCCGCCACGCCGTTCATCCGGTCCAGTTCCTCTGCCAGTTTCGCCTGGTATTCCTCGTATACCAGTGCGTCGCTTTCCGGATCACGGCTCAGATGGCTGAACGTGAACGCCTGAATCGGCGGCATACCCGCTGTCCGCAGCGTCATGAAACTCTGGGTCTTGACCAGCAAGTCTTCGTAGTACTGCCGTCTGAAGTCCGGTTCCATATCACTCAGTTTCAGTCCGGTCAATGTGTTCGTGTCGGCGCAGATCTTCAGCACGACCTTCAGGAAGTCCGTTTCCGCTTCCTTCCACATCGCCTGCGTTTCCTGCATCCGTGCCTCGGCGTGCCACCATCCGTTCTTCATGATCACCGCGCCGTTATTGCTGGAATCGCCGCTCGATGCGTCGCCCTGGCTCGGCATGCCCACAATCTGAAGAATCGTCTGGTACATATCGTTCACGAGCGTCTGCGTCTGGCTCTGGTCCAGCTGCTCGTTCAGGTAGTACAGTTTCTTGCCGCCCGCGTTGTTCGTGCTCGGCAGTTTGATGGCTCCCAGATCCTTCAGTTCCAGGAAATCCTCCCGGCTGATATCCACGCCGTCAAACACCATCAGCGCCTGAATAAACTGCTCAATACCGTCCAGCCGGTTCGACTGGGTCAGGTTAATGGCGTCCATGAGCGGCACCACGGGTTCGAAAGCGCCCATGTAGTTCGGATTGCACGGGTACTCGATCAGGTTCACAATCCCGAAATTGTGCTTTTCCCGTCCCGTGACCTCCAGCGGACCGGTACCGTTCGTTCCCGTCCCAGTGATCACGTACTTTACGTTCGGCGTATAAACCGTGTACTCCACTTCGCTGTACGGCGGATTCTTGTACACATAGGTCACGCCCGCCAACACTTTTCGCGTCACGTCGCTCTTTCGAATCACAAACGTGTTCGTGCTGTCCGGGATGTACATCTCAAACGGTGCCTCGTCCAGGTAATCCGCCTTATCCTTTCCGGAATCATGAATCACCAGCCGGTATCCGACACCGCACGTAAACATCTCGTACGCCAGCTTGTAATCCTTGCTCTGCTTGCCTTCCGTCAGCATCATGCTGTTGATCGCGGCCACCTTGTCCGGGATCGGCTCGTCCGTCTCCCGCTCTTTCAGTCCGCTGCCCCGGGATACATACTGGATCGGTTCCCCCGCAAACTCGCTGGCCTTGAAGGAAATGATCTGGTTCGCCAGATTGACAACAATCTTGTTGTTGACTTCGGCGTTGTACTTCTTCTGCCGGAGCAGTACCGGCTGCTGTCCGCGCACATACTTCTGAAGGAATATCTCTTCCCGCCGGTTCAGCAGGTGAATCGGGATTGCCTTGTTCAGCACGTCAATCACGTTGCCGTCATTGACCTCGTTCACGGAACTCAGGATCTGCCTGCGCCCACGGAGATTCTTTGCCAGTTCCAGATCTTCCGCATTCGTCAGCGATGAAATGTCGTACACTTCCTGGCTCACCCGGCAATCCCTCCGTTTCATAAAAATAAAGGCACTGAAACAACGATTTCTCGCTCTTTCAGCGCCTTTCCATACTGCCCCGCCGTGATGTGTTTCCCGGGACCGTTTTTATGGTCGCAAAGAAAACAGAGCAGTATCCGTCACGCACATTATATAGTGGTCATCCGTGTCTGTCAATACAATGCGTAATATTTTGTTTACTTTATGTGTTTTTCGTGCCGTCTTTCCTTTTTTGCCGATTCACGGCATGAAGCACTGCAAAATTTTTGAATGCCGTTTGTTTTCGTGAACTCTTTCCCGCACAGACAGCATTTTCCTGTGGCAGACGCATGCACTGGAACAGCGCTATGTCGTCCTCTGCCGGTTTCCACGCTCAGTGCTTCCTCCCGTGTCCATCCGAGTTTGAAAATTCTATCATGGACCGTGCCGTAATTCAGTCCGCACTTTATGCACTCGCTTCTAAGCGATCCTTCATTCGTTGCAATCGGTATGTCAATTGCCTGTTCTGGATCCCAGCCGAGTGCGACAATTCTGTTGTTTATCGCATCATAATTCAGGCCCTTCATAATACATATTTTCTTTAACTGAATACGTTCCCCGTGATAATGAATCCAGATAGTATCACGCTTGTTGAATGCCTGCTCTCTGAGCGGAATCCACTTGCAGTTTTCCGGACAATAATTTCCGTTTACATCAATTCTTTCAATCGACAGTCCGTCTTCATAACCGTTTGATAATGCCCAGTCCGCAAAATGATCAAACGAAGACTGCCATTCGTCACACATCAAAATGCCACGTCCGCCGTATTGATGATATCTTTGGTCATTCTCAAACAGACATCTTTTCTTAATGCCGTTCCAGATTTCCCATAATCTTTTGTGATCCTTGACCTGATGAACATATCTCGGCGGCTTTATACCATGATTTCTGTTTATTCTTCCTCCAGGCATATTAAAACGGCCTCCTCATTATTTCCACTTTCCCGAACGCGAGTCCGCGCAATTCGTTCTCCAGGAGACTTAAACCATCCGGGGAATCGTCGTGAAGCACTTTCCCACTGCGTGTGTACGACACAAGTTCCTTGATCATCATCCCGTACTCGCTCATCGGTCCGTACAGTGATTTATCCTTAAAGTAAAAATGCTTCAGAATTGCATCAGACGACTGCTCAATCCGTGTCTGCTTGTTCGCAATTGACCGCTTCAGGCGAATACTGATTCTGTGCCCCTGATCTCTGACCAGCTGTTCCACATCCCGCCCGAAATATTCCCCGGCAGAGTTTGATTCAAACGTGCACGTCGAAACCTTGTGCTTGATCAGCATGTGCGCACACTCTGGTTTCGTATATTGCGGCGTTCCGTTATTGAACACGCAGTCCTCTATAAACACATCCTCTCCGTACACATACGCAATCGGCATCATAACGCTGTCCGTTCCTTTCTCTGCCGTATCGCATACCGCCACGATCGCGTCAGGGTCCTTGTTTACAGGCAGCTCAAAATACCGGTTCAGCGAACTTTCAGGGAACAACCGCCCCTTCGCTTCAAACGGCCTTTGTTGGTACTGGCTTTCCCATTGCATCTCTGTGCACGCCGCTTTCATGTCCAGGAAATACTTTGTAGTAAACCGCTTCTTCCCTTCCACCGTCATTTCAAAATTGCTCACGCCGTCATCGTTCAGCGCCGGAATTTCAATAATCCGCGTCCGCCAATCACGATTCGCTGCATATTCCTGAAACATTCCAATTGGGTCATACAAACTGTACCTTGTCCCAAAGATCACAATCGGACCGCCGACCCACCGTCCAAACAAATCGCCAGTCACCTTGTTCCATAGGAATTCAAGCCTTGCCCTGTTGACCGCTTCCTCTTCATTTGCAACAAGGTCATCCATGTACAGCACGCCGTTGTCATTCGCTTCCGTATTGCCCGTCAGCGATCCGTCAATGCTTCGGCATGTAATGGATGCAAATCGGCTTCTCTTATGCAGATCAAGAAGTTTTTCGTCCGCATTCGTCCTTACAAGTTCAGAGTCCGGAAATATTTCTGAATAACAGTATTTTTCCCTGTCCTGTAAAACCTCCAGCATACCGCTGTAAAAGGACTTCACCAGCATATCACCTGAACCACAGCACAATGAACTGCTCATCGGACTGTTTCCTGCCCGAAACAGCACAAACCGTGTCCCAATCGTTGTCTTTCCGACACGTTTTGGCACACTTCCGCTGATAAAGTCCAGTTTCCCGTCATGTGCATCCTGCAATGCCTTCACAAACGGCATCAGCGCTCTCCGCCTCGGCTGGTATATCTTCTTCTCCGCCGGAATGTTTTTCTCAAGATACAGGTTGAAAGCATCAAAATCCACCCTTGCGTCCAGAAATACACTCTTCCAGTATATGTCGTTCAGCCGCTCCACGCCGACCGCGCTTACTGCACCGCTTCGCATCGCACCGGATATCTTCCTCCGGAACTCCCGGTTCACCCCGTGCCACTCCGCTTCCCCTGCCTCTATATGCCCCTTGAACAGCGCTACCGCATCATAATACGCCGCCGGATCATTCGGTCTCCGCTCTACGTACGCCGCAATCCGCTCCAGTTCTGTCATGCGCCATCACCTCAGTACAACCATGCACATGCACGGACAGTCCTCGCTCCCCAGCACGTCAAACCCGCTTGATGCCTTAAACAGTTTCGGCTTGATCTCCACGTAAATCTCCGCGTCCTCCGCGCCGTTCTCTTCAATCCAGTCTATAATCTCCTGACCCGTCATTCCGTCCGCTCCTTTCTCCTCCGCTTCCGCTGGTTCCACATTGCCACCGCTTCCTGCGGCGTCTTATATATCCCGCCTGCCCCGCCGCACCCGCCACGGTCATAATCGCATACCACGCCGTACCGATGCGTGAACAGTTTCCTGCCGTCCGGCGTAAATATTCTTATCCCCGCCACACACTTCCCGCAAAACGGACACTCTCGCAGCGGCATCCCGTCAACCCGCATCTTCTTCCCTCCAAATAAAAAACGGGAACAAACCCGCTTTCACAGGTCCGTCCCCGCAATTACTGCGTCTCTTACCTTCGCTTTTGCCTTATTTCAAAAGCTTCTGTATCCCGTCCATCAGGACTGTCGCAAACTCTTCGTCCGTAATCTCGTCATCCAGCCACTTTATAAAGTCCGTTCTGACACTTTCTTCAGTCAGATACCATACCTTCAGAAATCCTTTGATCCGAAACCCGCTTGTCTGTAATTCACTGTATGTCGATATCGTGTTCGTCTTCTTCTCATGCATATACTCCTCATAAATCAAATACGTGGCCATCAGCATGGATTCGTTCGACATTATCTCCGGACTCTTGCTGTACAAAAACGCCGTTACTTCTAACAATTCCCGGTTCGTCATCTGATCCGCACTGTCCGTCACTCCGCATGTGACCACGCACACGCTCATCACCAGCACAACAATAAACCCCAGTACCCTGCGCATTCTCATCCATCCTCCCTCGTCTTAAGTACCGTCCGGCATCCCCGGCATCCCCATACGCCACTCCCGCGTACTGCCTCGTACCGCCCGCATACCGGACACCTGTACATCCGCCCGTGCCGGTCAGACTCAGCTCGCAACACGGGTACCCGCACCGCATCCGGTATACGTCCCGTCCGTCCGAGTACCATCACCTCGCTCCGCACAACCGTCCGCTGCTCCACTCGCACCGTCGGCCTCGTATCCCGGAACGCCCAGCCGTCCGACCAGTACCGCTGCCTGTTCGCCCACGCCCGCGTATCTCGCCGCTCACATGCACTCATCAGAATCAGTAACAACAGTATCGCACCAGCTACCGCAAATGCGCCCCAGTTGCCTTCCGATCCGGTCACGTATAACACCACAAACCCAATCACTCCGATCCCAATCGTCAGCACCTGGTCTCACCTCCGATATCGCCTTTTTTGTTTTTTCGGGATTTTTCGGAAACATACTTTCCGGAACGCGTTACTTCTTTGCACTCCGGGTGGGTACCGAATCAATCTCGTACCACCCGTCCTTTAGCTCCGCACTCTCCGGCACAATAATCGCTTTGTATCCCATCGCACGAATCATTTCGTTCAGCGCTTCTGTGCCAAGATTGCTGCTCTTCGCGTCACTCAACCGGTCGCAAATCTTCTGCGGACGCTTACTGTACCCTAACATTTCCGCAAGCCTCGTTGTACCGATCCCTTCCTTCTTCATAATCTCTCGCACAATCTTCTTCGCAAGCATCTTAATACCCTCCATATCGTTTCTGTGTCGATTATATCCGTTTATTTCGAATTTGTCAACGGTTTTTTCCGACAAAATCGTCTTTTTTGTTTTTGGGGTACGGGAAGGGGTGACGGCGCCCCAGGCGTTGGGATTTACCTACCCCATGGGTAGGTAAATCCGTCGCGCGGATGCGCGACGCTTTTTTTCTGTAAACAGAAAAAAGGCTACAGGGAAAAGGAAAAAGTATATTGCAAGCGTCGGATATATCCGTATAATATAATCAGAACGTCGGAAAAAACCGACGAATAACGACAGGAGGCGGAAATAATGAGCAAGCTAGAAAGATTAGAGCAAATCAAACGGAATCAGGAGAATGCGCTCGCCTGGTATCGCGACGGCGGAAACATGGTTGCTGTATATGATTTGGTTAGATTGATTGCGGAAACGGAGAAAGAAATTAAACAGGAGGCGGAAAAGAAATGAACAGCCTGGATTATAAGAGAGAATTTTTCCGGAAACATGGCGGAATGCTTCATTGCGATACGGGAAGCCTAAATGAGTATGGCAATTATTGCAAAACGTACACAACGGAAGACGGCGGATTATTGTTTGAAGTCAATGGGCCCGCGTACCAGACGGAAGAATTCACGACGGAAGGCGGATACACCGTGACGGAAGCCGTCAAGAAATGGAAGACGGAAATATGGCATTCCGACAATGCGAACAGCGTTATCTGGTACACGAATTATTGAACGTTGACGACGCGGGCCGCATGACGGCCCGCGAGGCCAGCGCTCAAAGCTGGAATAAAAAAACGGGAGGCATGAAACATGAAACAGAATCAGAACAGCAACGACGCCGCACGCATTGCGGCAAACGAAAAGCGGCTTGCCACTATGCGCCACAATCTGGACAACCTGGAAACAGAGGCGGAAGCGTTGCTGAATAAAGGCGACGCCATGACGGCGGGAGACCGTGCACGCCTGCTTTCCATCGTCAACGTTGCGTATCATGACAGCGGAAAAATTGAAGGCTGTTCGTCAATCGACGGTTGCGCCGCGTGCGATTTTTGCCAGCACATGATGCAGGCCGCTGAAAGCAATCCTTTGATTATATGCGGCGCGTGCTATGCATGGCGTGACCAATGGAAAGAGGCCGCCTGGCGGAGGCATAAACTAAACGCGCGCATTCTTTCCAGCGTGCTTTTTACCGAAAAAGAGCTTTCAACGCTTTCTACCATTACAGCGTTATGCAGGTTTAATGAAGACGGCGACGTCGTAAACGTGATTCACGCGCGCAACCTGCTGCGAATTGGAAAGACTCATTTGATAACATCTTTTGGCTGGTTTTATAAAAACAATATCGACGTTGAAAAAGGATTGAATGCGGAAGGATACACAACGCGCGCGATGCTTCCAAAAAACATACGGTTTATTCATTCATCGCCCATTATTGGAATACCGTGTAAAACAACCTGGTTTGACGACGCGCGATTCACGGTATATCCGGATACGGAAACAATCACGGAAGCAATTGCAAACGGCGCGCACGAGTGCAACGGCCGCCGCTGTCGTGAATGCGGTTATACGTGTTATGTCATGACGCGGCATGAATATCCGGTTGATATAGCGGAGTATCTCCGCACGGATAAAAAATCACGCGCCATTATATGCGATAGATTATCCGCCTTCAAGGCCTCCCGCGTATAACGGGAGGCCCGGAGGCAGCCAGCAGCATCAGGAGGCAGCCGGAGGCAGCAGGAGGCAGCCGGAGGCAGCAGGAGGCAGCAGCAGGCAGCCGGAGACAGCAGGAGGCAGCCGGAGGCAGCCAGCAGCATCAGGAGGCAGCCGGAGGCAGCCGGAGGCAGCCGGAGGCATCAGGAGGCAGCAGGAGGCAGCAGGAGGCATCCGGAGGCAGCCGGAGGCAGCCGGAGGCAGCCGGAGGCAGCCGGAGGCATCAGGAGGCAGCCGGAGGCAGCCGGAGGCAGCAGGAGGCAGCAGCAGGCAGCCGGAGGCATCAGGAGGCAGCCGGAGGCAGCCGGAGGCATCAGGAGGCAGCAGGAGGCAGCAGGAGGCATCCGGAGGCAGCCGGAGGCATCCGGAGGCAGCCGGAGGCAGCCGGAGGCAGCCGGAGGCAGCAGGAGGCAGCCGGAGGCAGCAGGAGGCAGCAGCAGGCAGCCGGAGGCAGCAGGAGGCAGCCGGAGGCAGCCGGAGGCAGCAGGAGGCAGCCGGAAACCTGGACACCATAACACGATATCAAAGAAAGGAAGGTTGTCACAATGACACTGAATGAAGCAATTGAAATCTACCTGACGGAATCCGAAAAGGAAAAGGCGTCCAAAAAAGCGGCGGAAGCTGCGAAGGCCTTTATCAAGGCGACGGCGGGCGACCTGGACGAAATCACGACGGACGTCTGGAAAGTCTACCTGAAGCGCTCTGAATCTTTCCGGCTGGATACGGTCGCGCTGTACAAAGACTTCCCGGATATCAAAGAAACCTACGGGAAGACGTCCGTATCCTGCTCTCTGGATATTCACCCGGTCGCCGGAGCAATCCAAAAAACAGCCTAACCACGGCAGGCGGGCCGTGATTTGCTCCGGCCCGCTAACGGCCCCGGACATTATCGACAGGAGGCAATACCATGACATTCATTGACACCTATGACGACCGGGAATATTCACTTCTGGACATGGCCCGCGACTACCGGACATTCAGGAACGAAGACCCGGTAAATCATGCCGAAACATTCACGGCTGAATTATTCGAAATCATCATGGCGTCCGTCAACGGACGCAACGACCTGGACGTCATCGGCCCGACGCCGTCGGAAGTATCACGTATCTGTAATTCGCTACGTATGAAGATTGAAAGGAAGGTGTAACCCATGAAGCAATTGATCACTGCGGCCCGTATCCGCTCCGTCTTGACGGGAGTCGTTACGGAAAAGGACGCGGCGGATATCCTCCGCCAGCACCGTATCCGGTACGGGTACAGCACGGAAGGCGGATTCCTGCATATCAGGATTCCGGCCCGCTCCGGAATCATCCGGATTTTCCGCTCCGCTTCCCGTTCCGCTCCGCTCGTCGTCGTTTCCGGTTCCGCTCCGGTTCCGTTCCGCTCCGGCTCCAGCTCCGGTTCCGGTTCCGTTCCGGCTCCGTTCCGTTCCGTTCCCGTTCCCGTTCCCGTTCCCGTTCCCGTTCCCGTTTCCGCTCCGTCTACCGTTCCCGGTCCCCGTCTCTGGCCCGCATACTATTGATAGGAGGATTAAACACCATGAGTATCTACGAAAGCAAACCGGATGCCTGGAAGGTCACCCATACCGAAGAATTCGAACGTTATATGAAGGCGCTGTGTCGCCTCGCGTCGGAATACGTTTCCCGTATCCGCGTACAGTTTGCGGAAAAGGCGTACGACATGTACCAAAATGAAACCGTCCGCGCCGTCGTCCTAGCCTACGGGGACGAAGCGGAAAAACTGGACGCTGACCGTAATTGGTCATTCCGGCACGTAATGGAATACGGCGCGACTTCCCCAGAATTCCTGAACGATACCTGTTTGAATAACGCACGCCACTACGCCGCTACCATCAAAATGCTGTTTGACATCGATTGATGCACCGGACACCGGCACACGACACCCGGCCCGCTCCGGATGTCGTAGCCGGTACCCGATACCGGAGAAAGAAGGTATGAACATGAGAAATCACCTGCCGGAATCCGTCCTCCGCTCCGTCGCGGAATCCATCGCGTCCCGTGTCACGTTCCGGATGTACATCAATGGGAACAGTCACGACGTTATGAAAAAGAGCACCGCATCCGTCCGCTCCGCCATCTACCCGGTCGCCTACGGTGCGCTCCTGGGCCTGAATTACGGCGAAGAAGGCCGGTCATCCGCTCCGGCTGAACGTGCGATACTGACGTCCTCAGAATTCACGTTGATGCACCTGTTGCCGGACGTGAACACGTACGACACTATCTATAATCCGCTCCGCGCCGCACTGGAATTATGGCGGCTGTCCTCCGGCGGTTCCCGTTCCAGCCTGTCGGATTATGCGGAACGTTACGCCGCGAAGCACTACCCGGACATGATCAGCGCATTCTGTGCCGCTCAGGAGGTGAAATAACATGTACCGTTCCTATGACCTGCACACCATCGAAGACCTGATTTCCCGCTGTGCCGATAATGACTATAAAATCGTTCAGGTGGAAGAAGGCACGCTGGGCCTGGGGCATCTGTTGCTCGTCGCTCCCGCTCCCGGTTTCTGGAGCTTTGAAATCTATGAGGAAGCACGGAATCAGTGGTCATCATGGCATAAACTTCGCCGGTTTACCCGCATCAGTAAGCGCGTACAGGCCCTGGCCGACGCCGTCGATTAATAAGAGGAGGAACTAACATGATCCCGATTATCTTCGTAAACTGCGACCGTCACCCGTTCCTGGACTGGTTTATCAGCGGCTATAAGCTCGACGAGACCCGTACCCGCGACATGCTCCATACGCTGGCAGGACACCGCGTCCTGCTGGCGGAAACGAGCCGGAAGCATCCGCCAATCGTCCGCGCCTCCGCCGTCATCGGTTCCGCGCGGGAAGTCCGTAGCCTCCGCGAGTGGAACATACTCCGCTCCCGGCACCGCATCCCGGAAGGCAGTCCGTACGACTGGACGCCGGAAACAAAAGTCAAGTATCTGTACCCGATCACCGGCGTCGTCGCCTGTCACCCGTTCACGCCTCCGGAAGACGTCCGTCATGGCCGCGTCTGGATGGAATATCACCCGGTATAATTTTCCGCTTTACAAGTAACACGATATGTGATAAGATATTATCACAGAACGAAGTTGCTGAACCACTGAAGGAGGTTACCGACATGAACACGATCCCGTTCCGCCCGACAGCATACCAGCTTCCGCGCGGACAGTACTACACCGTCTATCGATCCCTGGCAGACCGTCCGCACCTGCTCATTGCAGGCGCAACCGGTTCCGGTAAGTCCGTCGTGATTAACGGCATCATTACAACCCTGATCATGACGGCATCCCCGTTCCGCTGTCAGTTTGTGCTGGTGGATCCCAAACGGGTAGAACTCGCGCAGTACAGGCCGCTTCCGCACGTTGCCCGCTACGCCTCCGAACCCGGTGACATGATCGCCGCGCTGGAATGGGCGCTGACGGAAACGGACAGACGTTTCCGCCTGATGCAGGCCGCTGGCGTCAGGGAGTATGACGGGCCGGATATGTACGTGATCATCGACGAACTCGCTGACCTGATGACCACGAACAAAAAAGCCGCGCTCCCGTTGCTCCAGCGCCTGGCACAAATCGGACGGGCCGCGCGTGTCCATCTCATTGCCGCATCGCAGAACGTGCTGGCTGTCACCATTCCGACCGTTTTGAAATGTAACTTCTCTACCGTGCTGGGCCTCCGCACTGCTACACGCGCACAGTCCCGGTACCTTGTGGACGCGGAAGGCTGCGAAGTGCTCCCTGACCCGAAGAAGGAAGGCATCGGCTACGGATACCTCCGCGACGGCGCTGACCTGACGAAACAGACCCTGTACAAGTACGACGACAGTATCCTGACCGCGCTGGTAAACTGGTGGACATCCTCCGCCTGCATCGCATCATGAAAGGAAGGAACAACATGATCACCGCTTATGATTTCGTCATCGACGACTGGAGAGACGCAAGCTGGTACGAAGAACAGACGCCCGGAACCGTCGAAGAACTCGCGCCATACTGGAATGAATTCCTTCAGGATTGCCGTTCCTGGGGCCGGGAAATACCGGAAGACCTGACGCTGGAAACATACGTAACCATCTGGAACGAATTATGTGAAAGGAGATCTTAACCATGACTATCTACGATTTCATCCATGCGCATCCGGACAATCACATCCGGATTATCCGGTACATTCCCGCTCCGGACATCCTGGACGAGCATGGAAACCTGACCTGCGGCGGAGAAGGCACCAGCACTGTCGTATTCGACAGCACGACCGGAGAAGGAGACCTGTCCTTCGACCTGCTGCCGAAAGAGGTCATTAACGACCCGGAAGAAGACCTGAGCGACAACGACCTGACCGATCCGGATTGTGTCTACGAACTGGAGTACATTCCGGACGAATACTGGTACTGATCCCGGCACACGGGGCCTCCGCCGGAGACCTCGTAGCCGGTACCAGACCGGAGAAAGAGAGGAATCATTCATGATTAAGGACTTTACCGTCAACTACGATACCGACCGTGGTTATGACTATGACGAAACCTTCCGCACCCTCCGCGAGGCTATGCGCCGCTACAACAAGCTGACCGGACTTCCGTACAAAGACCTGACCTGCGACGACACCGAACGCGGCACACTGACCCTGCTGACCAGCACCGGCACCAATAACCTGGCACGCTACGGATTCCTTCCGTGCGACTATAACTAATTCTATTGCAACGGCACCGACCGGCTGCGTATCAGCCGTAGAAAGGAACATCTCATGAATAACGCACTGGACATTGCCATGAACCGCATGCTTACAATCACCCTGAACGCGGACAACTACCTGATCAAGTGGGCCGGAGATGCCCTGGCATATTACATCAACTCAGGACGTGCGCCTACGCCATGGGTAAAAGCCTTTTCCCGGGCCAACACGCGCGACCTGCTGGAATACATGGCCGCAGGAAAAGACCACAGCGACAAGGCCATGATCCACCGCGCCGATACCTACATCCGGAAACATCACCGGATCATCTGACAATGAAAGGAGTACTCATCATGAAACTGTACTACAAAAGCTTCACCGGCTGCACCGCATCCGTCCGGCAGACCCGCTCCGGCTCAATCGTTCTGACTGCACGCAATCCGTACGGCAAACTGTTCCACAAGAAGGAATACTCTTCGCTCCGTGGTGCCATGATCGCCCTGGGCCGCATCGGCGACGACTGGACGCCAGCCAACACACATCGGTAGTCCGTTGCCATTATACCGGCAACGTGCTATAATCAATTATATTTTTGAGGAGGATACCACTATGCTGTACCGCGTGAAACCTGAATACGCAGACCTCTGGGGAGCCGACATCACACCGGAAACCATCATCAGCGATTCCGACCTGGAATCCATCACCCGTGGCTGGGAAAAGACACCTGCTGACGTCATGGATCAGCTCATTCCGGTCGATGACAGGCACATCGAATTCGTCACCTACATCATCAAACACTCCGAAAGTTTCCCGTTCACGGATGAGATCACGCTGGACTCCGCCGAGCTGCTCCTGGAAAACGCACTGCCTGAAATCGTTCCGGCAGGCCTGACTGCTCCGGAAGTTGTCGCGATCTGGAACCAGCTTGTCCACGACGAATCCGTCATGAGCGAATAATCCGCTCCGCACGGTCCGCCCGGGATCATCCTGGGCGGACTTTTTTATATCAATTTATCTCAATATACCATTTTTGACATGTTGTATACATATGTCAAAGACGCTCGTCTGTGACAGTGCTTTTTAAAACTATCTTTTTGCTTTGTTTCGTTCCGTTTTTTGCCAAATTTTGTTTCATTCGCCATGTCATTTTCTACTTGCCAAAATGGGGTGCGTTTTGATATAATATTACGTAAGGAGGTGACCTTATTTGGTTATCGGTTATGCTCGTGTTTCCACTCAGGATCAGAACCTGGACCGTCAGCTTGATGCATTGAACAGGGCAGGGTGCGAAAGAATCTTTAATGAAAAAATGACAGGAACTCATTCCGCCCGTCCGGAACTGCAAATGATGCTGATGACATTACGCGCCGGTGACACTCTTGTCGTTGAATCATTCTCCCGGCTCAGTCGTTCCACCAAAGACCTTCTTGAAATGGTCGAACGTCTTTCCAACCTTGGTGTTCATCTCGTTTCCCTTAAAGAAGACCTGGACACAAAGACAGCAACCGGCAAAATGATGCTAACCGTCATGTCAGCACTTTCCCAGTTCGAACGCGACTTAATTGCTGAACGAACAAAGGA